CCGGGGCGGTGAAGGAGCCGGCGGTGTCCGAGGCCGGCACGGCGTGGGAGGGGCGGACGTGGGAATCCATGCGGCCGTCCGAGAAGCATGCGCTGTACATCGAAAACCGCGCGCTCTACGACGCCAAGAAGGCCGAGCACGATCGCAAACACGCCAAGGAATAACCCAACAGGGCAACGGTAACGCGGCGGCATCACGCCCGGCAGTCATCACTGTTCGAAGGAGATCGCAATGGCACGGACCACGAAAGACGACGTCATCATCCCGCAAATATTCACCGAGGCCGTGCAGGCGGCCTTCGCCCAGGCCAACGCGTTCCAGGGCTCCGGCCTTGCGAGCACGGGGGCCGTGGCGATCAACGATTCGTTCGGCGGCGATGCCAACACGGTGGGGTCGGAGGTCCGCGTGCCATACTTCGGCACGCTTGGCGAATTCGCCGACAACCCCGACGGTTCGGCCGTCACCCCCGCCAAGGTGGCGATGACGTCCGAACTGGCCACGGTCAGCCGGGACAGCCTCGCGTTCGAGGTCACGCGGTGGGGCAGCCGGGCGGCCGGCGCGGACGTGTACGAGGAGGGCGCGCGCCAGATCGTCGTGGCCGCCCAGCGGGCGATGGACCGGCGGGTCATCGACGCGTGCGTGGCGGCGGGTGGGTTGCTCCACAGCGTGTACGACGTTGGGTCCCCCGTGAAGCTGAACTACGACGTCATGGTGGACGCCAAAATGCTTTGGGGGGACGAGCAGGACGATGTGGTCGCCCTGGCCGTGCATTCCAAAACGCTCGCCGACCTGTATAAGTTGCGGGATTCGTCCGGGCTCCCCATCCTGACGAGCCCCGTCGACGGGGCCCTCCCGCGGTTCCTTGGGGTCCCCACGGTCGTATCCGACCGCCTTCCGCTCACCGGATCGTCGATGGGGTCTGTTTCGTCGGCGGGCACGTCCCCCCCGACGGTCACCCTGTCCGGGACGCCCAACGGTCCGCATTCGCTCAAGATCATCATCACCGTGGGCGGTGCGCGCGGCACGGCCAAGTTCAAGTTCTCGACCGACGGCGGCCAACACTACTCGGACGAGTTTACGACCGCCGCAACGGTTGCCCTCACCGACACCGCCGTCGACAGCCTTGTCGGGGTCAATGGGGCCACGGGTCTCACGGCGGCGTTTGCCACGGGGACCTATAACGTCGACAACGTGTACACCGCATCCAGCAACCTCAAGGTTCGTTCGCTCATTCTCAAGCGAAACGCCCTGGCGTTCTGGTACAACCGCGCGGCGTTGGCCCTGCAAACCGACGCGAACATCCTCTACGACTCCCGAATCGCGGCCATGCACCTTTATGGCGTGGCACATAGGTACCGCCGCCGCGCCGGCGGAACCAAGCCCGGCGTCGTGGTCATCGAACACAACGTCTCGTGAAGGGGCGAATAGGGAACCCGCGCCGCGCGTTTCTCCTATTGCGTCTCGGGGCGGCGGCGCGGGGCGAACGGGACCGGGAGTCCGTATGGCACGGGCTCCAATTGGCCGAGCCGGGCGTCCCCCTGCCGGCAACGTTGCCGCACTACGATCGGCTGACCGAAGCCGGATATGTCACCGTGGAGGACCTCGACGGGGCCGACGCGGACGAACTTGTGGACCTGGTGGGCTTGCGGCGCGCGGAGGCCGAATCCGTGCTGGCCGCCCTGGAGGATTGATATGGGATACCATCGATCGAACGGACAATGGGCCGACACGGAGGAGATCGTTCTTCTTCCGTCGGGCACCCGCACCGAAACCGAAAACGGCGACGCCAACGAGGCCGGGGCCCGTGGGGTGTTCCGCGGAATCCTGACCGTGTCCGCGGCGTCGGGCACGTCGCCGACCCTGGACGTTGCAATCCAAACCCGTCGCAATTCGAGCGACACGTGGCGGACCGTGGGATCGTTTGCCCAGGCCACCGCGGCCGGTGCGGAACGAAAGTGCTTCGCGGGAATCGACCGCGAGATCCGGGCCGTGGCCACGGTGGGCGGCACGTCCCCGTCCTTCGACCTTAGCGTGTCCGGCGAGCTGGTATGATCGCGGACGCGACCGTCACCCTCCTGGCCATGGCCGCGCGTAGCGTGTCGGGCACCGGCGTCGCGGTCGACGTCGGCACGGCCCCGGACACGGCCCCGGACACGGCCCGCCTATGGGTCGACGTGGCGGCGGTCGCCGGCTCGAGCGCGACGCTCCAGATCCGAATCGAGACGAGCGCCGATGGTGTGGTGTGGCGACCGGCCCGGGTATTGGGCGAGATCAACACGATCCGCCGCGTGGACCTGGCCATCCAACCCATTGATCGCTGGATGCGGGCGGCGTGGACCATCACCGGCAGCCCGCCAACGTTCACGTTTGCGGTGTCGGGCGTAACGCGCAAACCCTACGCAACGATCGCGGACCTTCGGGCGCTGGGCCTATCGGGCAACGTGCTCGCGCAAACGTCCGAGGAGAACATCGAGGCCGCACTATGGGCGGCCTCGTGCGAGGCGGACGGAATGCTTGCCATGCGGTACACGCGCCCCATCACCCAATGGGGGGCCGACGTCCGCCTGGCGGTGTGCAAGCTGGCCGCGTGGCATGTCCTATCGGCCCGCGGCTTCAACCCGGAATCCCCGTCCGATGCCAGCGTCCGGCGCAATCGGGACGACGCCTTCGCGTGGCTATCGGGCGTCGCCAAGAACGAATGGGAGGCCACCGGCGTGGTCGACGCGACGCCCGACGCGGACGGCGCGGAATGCGCGGTGGTTACCGAACGAAGCCGGCGGTGGGGATAATGGGCGCCAATGTCGAACAGCTTAAGGCATGGGCGGCCCAGCTCGCCGACACCGGCGACGCATGGGAGCGGACCAAGGCCAAGTGCGCGGCCGCCGCCATGGCGCGGACGCGTCGCGCGTTCAGCGCGGGGGCCGACCCCTACGGTGTGCCATGGTTGCCGCCCCAATTCAGGGCGGGAAAACCCCTACGGGACACCGGCCGGCTGGCCAATTCGATCTCGACCCAGGTCATCCCCGAGGGGTTCCGCATCGGCACCACCGTTGTGTACGCCCGGACGCACCAATACGGGGCGAAGATCAAACCCAAGAAGGGGAAGGCACTAAGGTTTCCCGTCCCCATCCAGGGACCCCAACCCAAGGGGGTAGGGCGTCCCAACAAACGCCAGGGCGGCATTGGGTCGGCGCTCGTGTTCGTGCGCGCGGTCACCATTCCGGCCCGGCCATTCCTTCCAACCGACGCCCGCGGGCTGCCCCCGGCGTGGGTGGATGACTTTGCCCGCATCCTCCGCGCCGAGGTGCGGCGGGTCGTGAAGGGGTCCACGTGAGCGTTCCGCCGACGGCCAACGTCGAGCGCCTGAAGGAATACCTACGCCCCACGGGGATTCCGTTCTTCGTTGGCGGGCGCCACATCACCGTGCACGACGCGCCCCCGCGGTTCGTCGTGCAATGGGGAACCGTTACCGCGGGGCCCGCCAAGACGGTGGGCGGCAACCCGCGGCAGCTCGGGTCGGACGATTGGACCGTGCGGGTCCATTGCTGGGGCCGAACGTTCGACGAGGCCTATCGCATGCGCCAGGCCCTCATGATGGCGTGCCTGGTGACCCTATGCGGGACCGCAACCATCGGATCCACCGACGTGGTCTCGGATGAGGAGAACGTGGTCGACGGCCACCTTATGACGGTCGCCGTCACGATATCGTGCCCCCTGTACCATGCCCGCGTGGGCCCCATCATCGAGGACGAACGGCATCGGACGGGCGTGGCGGATACCATTGAGCTTGTCACGTGGGCCATCATCGGGAGCCCCGGCGCACCCGCGATCGACGTCACCGGTGAGGCCCATCCAAGCGTTCACGCCGTGGAGGTGGAGATCACCGCCGGCGGCGTCCGGGGGACCGCGAGGTACCGCTACCGCGTAAACGCCGGGCCGTGGACCGACCCCGAACCGACGGCCGCCACGGTGACCCTCGACCGCACCGGGCTGGTCGTCGCGTTTCCCGCGGCGACATTCGCCAGCGGCCACCGTTGGCAGTTTTCGGACGCGCCCACCACGTCCGGCGACGCGCGCCTCGATGCGATGGAGGACTGATGGACACCGAGATCGAAAGTGCACCCCCGGTCAGTACACCCGCCGAATGGGCGCGACGCCTACGCGTCGCACCGTGGAAGGCATCCGCGGCCATCGCGTTGCGGGGGTGGTGCCCGTGGGAGGAAATCACCGAGGCCGACTACACGGCCGCGGTCGAGGCAGTCGACGCCATAACGATGCAATGAGGGACCCATGCTTCAGGACGTGACGGTTGAATTCAAGGACGGTGCCCTCGGCATTCTGCCCGAGGAGACGGACAAGCTGATCGTGGTTATGGGCGTATCCTCGGCCGGTACGCCAAACACCCTGTACCCCATCGCCAGCGACGCCCAGCTTGCCGCCATCGGGCACGGGCCCGGGCCGGAGGCCGTGCGGCACATCCTCGACGCGGCGGGCCGCTGCTACTTTGTCCCGCTCACCCAATCGACGGCGGGCGCCGCCTCCGCGGTCGCGCAGCCCGGCGGGTCGCCCCCCGCCGTCGGCGTCACCGGGACGCCCTTCGACACGTACACCGCCGAGGTCCGAATCAAGGTCGGCGGGGCGCGGGCCACCGCGACCTTCCAATACACCCTCGACAACGGGAACACCTGGTCCCCCGAGATCGTGACGGCCGCGACCTATCCCATTCCGAACAGCGGAATAACCCTCACGTTTGCCACGGGCACGTACGTCGCCGCGGACGAATACACGTTTACGACCACGGCCCCGTATTATGGGACCACCGAGATCAACGCCGCATTCGACGCCATCCTCGACGACCCCCGGGAATGGTCGATCCCATACCTCGTAGGGCGGCCGACCGGGGGCACCAACTCGTCCCGCGCATCCGCGACGGCCGCCGTCGCCGCCGCGGTCCAAACCAAAATGCAGGCCGCGGAAACGCGGTTCCGATACGGGCGGGCCCACATCGAGGCCGGGGACTTCGACGATGATGGCGCCGCCCTTGTAAGCGCCT